ATGATAATTCTTTAAATGAAGAAGTTATTGAGATCATGCAATTCCAAGTGTGTTTATGGTTAACTAAGAATCCGGGATTATATATTACGTCTGATTATATATCAGCTGATTATCCATCCTTTTATCATAATGTTAGTCTGTCTACTTATGGAGACGATAATGGGAAAGTTATTCATGAGGATTTTGTTCATATATATTCCCATGATAATATTAAGACCTTTGGGAAATTCATTGGTATTGACTTTACCCCAGGTCATAAAGATCAGGATGTTATTGAAGTTGAACCCCAGACTCATTTTTATTTCCTAAAACGCACTGCTACGTGGAATGTTCGTAGAGGAGTTTTTATGGGTAGATTGGATATCGCCTCTATATATAAAATGCTTGCTTATACTGATAGCACTATACCGGATTGGGAGAGTGTTGTAATTGAACAGGCTGCTCGTGAGTTATCTTTCCATCCTAAGAGTATTTTTGATAGATTTTGTGATATATTTTCAGTTAATTATGATTATGAAATGATGCAAGATAAAATGCTTGATTCTGGTAAATGGGGAGGTGACTCCCTGGAGGTTAATCACGTTTTGTCAGAAGTGGAAGGTCTGACAGCAGATTTCCGTGCGTTTCCAGTTGATATGGAGCTTCAAAACCTTAATAGGTGGGAACTTGATGGAGTTAGAGTAGGTGTTCCATTTCTAACTACCACAGTCATTCGCCCTTTTGCTGCTTATTCCTGGACGCAGGACTTCTGTTATAGGATAGATGGTCCACACGACTTTACGCGAGATGGAGCTTTAGAAGTGAGGGTAGGAGAAGTGTATCGTTATGCCTATGTAGGAGTTATAGGTAACGCTAGAGTTGTAGTTTTCCCTTATAGGATAACTTTGTATGACTTTTTCCGTGTAGTCACCTCTCTATCGTTCCATTATCTGGGTCGTCTTCGACTCAGTAGAGTAATTTCCTATCCGGTATATCGGATGTCAATATATATAATAGCGCTGTTTTGTGCGCTTTGTGTTCTTTTTGAACACTACCTTATGCGAAGTAAGGAACAAACCGTCAGTATAGACGTAGCCGAGCCGTGGCTTATACACCAGGTATGTAATTACATGCCTGTACCGGCATGTTTAGATTACAGACCTTGATGAGAGGTTTG